CCTAAAAAAAGCCCCGGGGGGATCTTTGGCGTAAACAATTTTCGATTGAAGCATCTCGGAACTAACAAGATCGTTACCCGTGCGTGTTTGGTGCTCCGAAATACGGATGACCGCATGTCACGTCTCACCGCATTTGGTAGGAAACCAACACGCACGGGTAACACCAATTAGGAGCCGCAATGAGCGACGACCATAGGGAGCTGGACTGGACTATGTTTATGCCTTTCGTTAATGTCCAAAGTCTTGGCGGAACTTTCGAAGACAATGCGTTTGCTGCGGGATTTGAAATGGGTGCTCTCGACGCAAAACTTTTTTTGATTAGCTCAATTCCTGGAGAGAATTTTTTCTTCACTATGAAGAGAGAAAACGAGGCGCAAGCGGATCTCATTGCAATGCGTCATAACTATAAGATCGAAGAACGAGTTCCTGATGATTCAGGAGAATGGCTCACGTGTTTATTTGCACGTGCGGTTGACGCAATCGACCTGTCCCACGACTGACTGGAGTCAGTATGAACGAATTCCAAAAGGCTCAACACGCTAAGACGATTGAGCTGCAGAAGAAGAAGTGCACTACATGCACTGGAATTTTGGCAATGCCCAAGTCGAAGATCAAGAGTTTTTACGACGCAATGCTCGACCCCACTATCAACGCGCCAACAATTGCGGACGTTCTTAGTAGTTGGGGCATTGCAACAAGCGTGACAACCATCCAGAACCATCGTCGAGGCGAGCATAATTACGCATCACACATGGTGACGATTAAGAAAGCAGCGGGCCTTGACTAGGACAACTAAGAGCGAATTCAACAAAGCTCAAGAGGAGTCCGATTTACATCTTGAGCAGTTGCGGAACGACAAGCTGAATCGAGACATCAAATCGACAAAACTCACCCTTGCTGAGCGAGAGGCACGAGTTGAAGAACTTGAGCGATCCCTGAAGATCTTCGAGAAGGTCAACGGTAACCCGAACCCAGGTTGGCTGACCAAAGAACCGCGAGCATCTAAGAAACACCATGGAACCTGGACTGTAATGCTCAGCGACCTTCATCTTGATGAGGTTGTTGATCTCCATCAGGTCATGGGAATGAACAAGTTGAACCGTGAGATTTCTGAGATGCGTCTCAAGCGAATCTTCAACGGTATCATCAAGATTGCTGACGAATGGCACAGCGGCATCACTGTCGATGGACTCGTCTTGCAGCTTGGTGGTGACTTATTTGCGGGTATCATTCACGACGAACTTCGTCGTACCAATGCGGCCCCGATTCTCGACACCCTGGACTACTGGGTTGATCTCATGGTGCAAGGCATCGAGATGCTTGCTGAACACTTTGGTAAGGTGTATATTCCCGTTGTCGTTGGTAATCATGGACGCTATGATCGTAAGCCCTTAGCAAAACTTCGTGCTCGAGAGAACTACGAATGGTACTTCGCCAAGGTGGTCGCTCGCATTGTCGTAGAGCGAAAGATTAAAGGCGTTGACTTCCATATTTCGGATAGTGCCGACTTGACCTACATGACGTATGGCTACCGAAAGATGCTCACCCACGGCGATCAGGCTAGTGGTGGCTCTGGTTGGGGTGGCGTCATGTCGCCGATCATGCGAATGGCTGACAAGAAACAACGTCGTCAGGCAGCGGTTGGGCTTCCGTTCGACTACATGGATATTGGTCACTGGCACCAACTCATTTGGCTTCCGCAAGGCATGGTCAATGGTTGCATGTCGGGCTATGATGAGTACGCGTTCATCAACAACTTCGGCTTTGAGGAGCCACAACAGGGTATGTATCTCATGACTCCCGAGCATGGTCGTACCTTTACCGCTCCGATCTTTTGCCAAGATGCAGAAGCAGAAGGTTGGGCAAAGACAAAGGTTCAACCAATTCGATAGAAAGGATATTCGTGATGGCACTCATTGTTTACAGAAAGCGAACAATGGTAGTCCCTCTTGAGCTTGGATTTGATGTATCCGCAGACACATTGACGAGCGAGATTAGAGAGAAAGCATCGACTTCAGCGCCTCTTATTGCGACCTGGACAGTGAGCTTCCTCACGGATGGCGTCGATGGTAAATGTCTTCTCACGCTTGATGACTCAATTACGTCAACCATTACCCAGAAAAAGGGCTACATGGATGTGAAACGAGTCACTGGCGGAGAACCAATCCCTCTTGGCGACCCAATTGAGGTTGAATTCCGGGATGTTGTGACCGCATGACAATCAGTCTCCTTGTTCAAACCCAAGTTATTAAGTTAGATCCAAGCACACAAGCGTTTACCGTCACAACAGCAGGCCCGCAAGGCCCGCCAGGTCAAGGCGCAGGTCTTAATTACACCCAAGGTTCAGCAAATACAGTCTGGACTATTAATCATAATTTTGGATACAAACCTTCCGTGCAGACATTTACTGTGGGCGGGCTTGAGGTCCTTGGTGAAATTCAACATATTAGCGTCAATCAAACCACGATCACGTTCAACGAAGCCGTAGCAGGAACGGCACGTCTCATCTAAGGAGTAGTCATGGCCGTTCTCGCCAATCGAGATATTGACTTTAACAATGCAGCTAAAGTCATCAACCTTCCCAACCCATCTTCTGCGCAGGACGCAGCCACTAAAGCATACGTCGATAGCGCAGTTGAGGGGCTTTCGTGGAAAGACAGCGTTCGCGTTGCTTCTACTGCAAACATTAACCTCGCAGCGCCCGGTGCGACCGTCGATGGTATCACCATGGCAACCTCGGATCGATTTCTCGCAAAGGATCAGTCCACTGCAAGCCAGAATGGCATCTATATTTGGAACGGAGCAGCCACGCCAGCTACTCGTGCACTTGACATGTCCGTTGCTGCTGAGGTTGAGCAGGCAATTGTCACCGTCGAAGAGGGCACTTCCGCAGGCTCCACGTTTCGTCAGACTGCAGTCAACGTTACCCTCGACACAACCACGTTGACGTTTACCTCGTTTGGTACATCAGCTCCCTCAGCCAGCGAAACTACCGCCGGTATTGCCGAGATTGCGACACAAGCTGAGACAGACACTGGCGCTGACGACACTCGATTTGTTACGCCGGCAAAATTAGCAAATTATTCGCTTCGAGCAAAGCGATTCTCTACCAGCATTGGCGATGGTACTGCAACAAGCTATACTGTCACCCACAACCTTGGAACGCTTGACGTACAGGTTTATATTCGTGAGACGGGCGGTAGCGTTCGTCAGGTTCTCGCCGAAGTGCAACACACAAGCATTAACTCGGTGACTATCCTTACTGCGGCTCCGGTTGGCAACAACGCGTATAGAGTGACTGTGATCGCCTAATGGGTACGCCGTACATTGGTCCTGGCCCGTCTGCTGCGACCGACGTTGCCACTAAGGGCTATGCAGACAGTGTCGGAGGCGGTGGAGGCGGTGGACTCACAACAACTGAAATCGAGATCGACTTTGGGTCAAAAACTTGCCGATCAAAGCGTTTTACTATTACGGATGCCGCATCATCAACTTCGTCCAAAATTCATGCGTGGCAATCCGGGAACCCGGCAACAGGTCGTGGTAAAGACGATGCTCTCTGGGACACTATTACATATTCTGTTCGCCCATTAAATGGGAGTTTCATTCTTCAAGCGTTTTCTTCCGGTCGTATCCAAGGAAAGCGTAAAGTTTTCTACACAATTTCTACGTAAAGGAAGTCTACCATGGCAACTATCGAAAAAGGAACAGTCGTCACTGAGGTCGACGTCGTTGATCAGGGAACAATTGGCGCAGAGCTCGTTACGTTTCCTGGCTACGCATACAACGGCACGCTGATCGGTCGAGGTCCGGAAGGTGGACCGGCGATATTTGTAGAGAACGATCCTGGCGTGGTTACTGGAACCCGTTACGTTCGATCTTTTGAGGTTGATGAGGACTATCGAATTCGCGTGGCGCACGATCATCTTCTGGATAAGGAGACGTTCAACTACGCCTCTCAGAACACGGGTAAGCACTCGCATAACTTTACAACGATCACTGCAACTGTCTCTGCAAACGGACTCCTTTTGAACTCCGGCGCTGGTGTGGCTACAGCTACGGGCATGACGTTCGGTACTCATGCAGAGTTTCCCGCAGCACACGCCGCAGGCACGCTATATGTTGAGACAAATGTCGCCGTAAACTTTAACATTTCTTCAATTCCCTCGAACACAGTCGCAGACATCGGCCTATTCCGTCGTGGCGCATCAACCGCATTTGCTCCGACCGATGGCGCATATTTCAGATTTACAAGTGCCGGAATTAGCTGCATTGTAAACAATAACGGCGTTGAGACTGCCGTCGCTGTCGGAAATCCACAGAACATCCAGGCAAATGAAAACCACAAGTATGCGATCAGCGTTAATGAGAAGGAAGCTGAATTTTGGGTTGACGACGTTCGCTACGCTTCGGTTGATGCTCCACTTTCAAACCCGCAGCTCTTCCGCTCCTCAACTCTTCCTTGGTCGGCACGAATTGCAAACACCGGTGCGGTGACCCCGAGTGCTCTTCAAGTTACCATTTCGGATTACGCAATCCATTACGGTGGGCCTCTACTTGCCGACACTTTGGCTTCAATTGGTAATCGGGCGCTTGGATCGCACCAAGGTCTTTCCGGTGGCACAATGGGCACGCTTGCCGGCAACATGGGTAACGTCGCTGCGTTTCCAACCGCTGCCGCCGGTTCAAACACAGCCGCACTCACTACTGGTCTTGGTGGTATTGGTAACATCAACGCTGCTGTATCTGCAGCGGCTTCGGACTTTATTTTAACATCCTATCAAGTTCCGGCGGGCACGACATCCGTACAGGGTCGTCGCCTTGTGCTCACCGGCGTTCGCATCAGTATGGTCAACTTGGTTGCTGCTGTAGCAACCACACCAACCGTAATTCTTCTTGGTATTGCGCATGGACACACCGCAGTTTCTCTGGCAACCACGGAAACCGCTTCGTTTGCAACCGGTACCACAAAGGCGCCCCGACGCGAACCGCTCGGTTTCATGTCCTGGGCTCTTGCGGCTCCTGCTGGCGCAATGCCTCAGAACGGCGATATTGTACATACGTTTGCGAACCCGATTTACATTAACCCTGGCGAATTCATTGCAACGACGGCAAAGTTTGTTGTTGGTACCGCGACCGCAACCGAAACATTTGGTTTCACAGTTTTATTTGATTACGGCTGGGAGTAAAAAAGGAGGTAGTCAATGGCCGCACGTCGAAACAGCGAACCAACACAGCGAAAGCGGAGGCCTGCGACTACACCAGAAGATCATGAACAATACATGATCGCTCAGTCAATGCGACTTGCCGAGCGACAAATTGAAGAGGGAAGTGTGTCCGCACAGGTTCTTACTCATTTTTTAAAGCTAGGTACAGTTAGAGAGCAACTTGAGCGAGAGCGATTGAAACATGAAAACGAACTGCTTCAGGTCAAGATTGAGTCAATGGCTTCAGCGAAGGAAGTTGAAGAGTTGTACAGAAACGCCTTGAGCGCGATGCGTGAGTATCAGGGCCAGGAAAGCGAATCCTACGATAATGTCGAGGATTAGATCATATTCTGAGTTGCGCCACATCGAGACATTTGAAGAACGTTATGAATATTTACGTCTCGGTGGCGGCGTCGGTGTTGCGACGTTTGGTTTTGATCGATACATTAACCAAGCATTTTATTCATCCATCCAGTGGAAGCGTGCTCGTCGAGAAGTGATTCTCCGAGATTCTGGTTGTGATTTGGGAATTGAAGGGTACGATCTCCACACAGGTTTGTTGGTTCATCACATGAATCCAATGGAAGCTGGCGATATTATGGACGATCAGGATTGGATTCTCAATCCCGAATACTTGATTACCACATCACACCCCACACATAACGCCATTCACTATGGCGATAGTTCGCTGCTCAAAAAGCCGTTTATCCCACGAGAACGTGGAGATACAAAACTTTGGTAGAGGAAAGGAACTTTATGGTTCTCCCTGTAGTTAACGTCAAAAAGCCCGCAAACATTGTCGGTCTGAGCGCCGCACAAATTAACAGCACACACAACACTCCGGTTTTCTTTCCAGGCGCAGGCTGGTCTGCGCTCAACAAACAGGCAGCGCGTAGTTGGAACTGTATGGCTTTGAAAGCCCAGCAGGAAACTGGAATTACACTTACAGCAATTTCTGTTGCTGATGTTCTGCGTTCATATAACGTTCAGGTGCAAGGTTTTCATCGAGACTACACTCTTGGTTGGACGCTTGCAGTCAACGGTCTTTCAAATCTTACCAAGAATACGCGCAAATGGAATGGCACCCCAGGAAATCTTGGTGTTGGTGTCATGAAGACCTATTACTTGAAAAAGGGAGCGACCCCAAAAGCAATCCCTGGTGGAGGAAACCATCCGCTAGGTCTTGCTGTTGACGTTGCCGTATACGACCCGAATCTGGATGACGGAAACAAATGGCCTGGGGGCAGTCGCAATATTCGCACAAAACCGATCCTTTGGAATTGGCTACTTAAAAACGCAGGTTCTCGATTCGGGTGGTCGTGGGAAAACTCCCAAGAAGGAATCGACGATCCACATCTTCGATATTTTGCAGGCGATAACATTCCAAAAGAGGTTCTCGCCATCGAAGATTGGTTCGCTGCTCAGGGAAAAAAGTAAAAACTTCCTAAGCCCCTAAAGGAGGGATACCCAAATGGAAGATAGTATTTTAGTTAGCACGAAGAAAATTTGTGGTATTGCTTCGGATTATACAGCGTTTGATCTTGATATTTTGACGCTAATCAATGGGGCATTCTCTACGTTGACACAACTTGGTGTTGGCCCAACCACTGGTTTTACAATCGAAGACAAGGATGCGGTTTGGTCGGACTATTCGGTCCCAAATCAGCAAATGTTGAACATGGTTAAAGTCTACATTCACCTGAAAGTTCGATATATTTTCGATCCTCCGACAACGGGCTATCATTTAACGGCAATGAAAGAACAACTTGCCGACCACGAGTGGCGACTTAATGAATTTAGAGAAGAGCTCACCCCATGAGCGCTGAAGATTCTTTTAACCCGCCGAAAGCCGTACAAGAAGAGGCCTCTCGAGCATTAAAGTGGATTTCAGAAGGAAACGCTGGCGTCGGCTTTACTGATGTTGGTCGGGCTAGAGCTCGCGATCTTTCGTCTGGTAGATCAGTTTCCCTGGACACCATCAAACGAATGAATTCATATTTCGCAAGACACGAAGTTGATAAAAAAGGTGCTGGGTGGTCCCAGGGAGAAAACGGATATCCTTCGCCAGGAAGGGTAGCTTGGGCTGCTTGGGGCGGAGATGCTGGAAAGTCTTGGGCAAAAGAAATCCTTTCTAGTTTTTCAGGAGTAAAACACATGATTGACGTAGATATTGAGAAGATTATTGCCCATTATGGCGTCAAAGGCCAGAGGTGGGGCGTTCGAACTTTACGTTCAAATGGCGGCATAACCAAATACAAAGGCAAGCCAAAAAACCTTACGGATCAAGAACTTGCCGATCGAATTAAGCGACTTGAGACCGAAAAGAAGTATAAAGAGTTAAACAAGCGACAAGTTGGTGTTGGAAGAAAACACATCAATGAAGTGTTGGTCCATATCGGCAAAGAAAGCGCGAAGAAGTTTGGAGTTGGAGCTGCAACTACAACCACCAAGATTGTGTTGAATCGAAAGTTCGCAAGTCCGGGCAAAGACGACCTCAAGGCTCTCGGCGACCAAATCTTTCCGAAGAAGAAGTAGTACAAAAAGGAGGCAGCACATTGGCTCTGTCAAATACTGCAACGCCTCGTTACTACTTTGAATTCCGACAGCGCGTTTTGGCAGGAGAAATTCCAGTCAACAGAGAGATCTCTTTAGAGATGAATCGAATTGACGATCTGGTTGCAAATCCTAATATTTACTATGACGACTTAGCGGTTGAAGGATTTGTCAAGTACTGTGAAAACGAGTTGACACTTACTGATGGCAGCGACCTCCATCTTCTTGACACATTTAAACTGTGGGCCGAACAAGTGTTTGGTTGGTTTTATTTTGTGGAACGAAGTGTGTACACTCCAGGACCCGAAGGCAAGCGTGGGTCATACACTAAAAAGATGGTCAAAAAACGACTGACCACAAAACAATATTTGATCGTGGCACGTGGTGCGGCGAAGTCGATGTATGCCATGTGCATCCAAAGTTATTTTTTGAACGTTGACACAGCTACCACACATCAAATCACCACCGCACCAACGATGAAGCAAGCTGATGAAGTGATGTCCCCATTCCGGACTGCGATCACAAGATCTCGTGGCCCATTGTTTAAGTTCCTCACAGAAGGTTCGCTTCAAAACACAACTGGATCTCGAGCAGATCGTGTGAAACTTGCGTCAACTAAAAAAGGCGTCGAAAATCTCTTGACTGGGTCTCTGCTTGAGGTTCGACCAATGGCGATCAACAAACTTCAGGGTCTTCGACCAAAAGTTTCAACGATTGATGAATGGTTGTCTGGGGATATTCGCGAGGATGTCGTCGGCGCAGTTGAACAAGGAGCATCAAAACTTGATGATTATGTCATCATCGCCATCAGCTCAGAGGGAACCGTTCGAAATGGTTCAGGCGATACCATTAAGATGGAGTTGGCTACAATCCTCAAAGGTGAGTACCAAGCACCTCATATTTCAATCTGGCACTACAAGTTAGATGACATCGAAGAGGTTGGTCAGCCAGAAATGTGGCTGAAAGCCAACCCTAATCTTGGTCAGACTGTAACATATGACGTGTACCATCTCGATGTTGAACGAGCTGAAAAAGCTCCCGCCGCTCGAAATGATATTCTTGCAAAGCGGTTTGGTATCCCTATGGAGGGATACACATATTTCTTTACCTATGAGGAAACTATCCCACATCGGCCAAGAGAATTCTGGG